TGGCTGCTAAATCTGCACCGACACGGTCATAAGGGACTGTGCCTAAAACACCAATCTTTTCACCTAGCGTAGTAACGTATTCGCCTACTTCATTTGCGCCAGATTTAAAAGCGTCACCCAATGTTTCAAAAACACCAACCGCGCCTTTAATGCCTAATTTTATTGGTGTGCCTGCGCCCATTACTTTTTCTTCTTCTTCTTGCGAACAGCCTTCAGATCAGCAGCCGTGATCTTTTTCTTATTGCCTGCAACCGCAGCCAGCTTCTTTTGCTTTGGAGAATATTTGCTATATGGCATGTCAGCCTCCTAAAAGTTTATTCATCATCTCATGCACGTTGCCGCCGTCCAGCTTCATAACCTTGACTTTGACATCCTTGCCGTGCGGCACTTCCATCATTTCCTCTTCGACATCTTCGTACATGTCTTCGTCATCGTGCATATCGTCATCGCCAATGCCAACCATTGTGTGGTGGCACAACAGCAGGAAGTTCACCAACTGATCGTCGCTCAAATCAAGGCCGTCAGAGGTGTGTGCAAAACCCATCTTTTCCATAAACAGGTCTGCGTTTGCTTCCATATTTTCTACGTTTACTTCAGCCATATCAGCCTCCTAAGTTTTCTGGGCGCATCCGTGGACGCATTGGTTCTGGCCGTAATTCTGGGCGCAGTGACTGCTCTGGAGCCATCGGTGGGCGCGCAATTTCCATGCCGTCAATGTTTTCCATAACAGTGTCTGGCGTAATGATGCCCAACCTGACAGCTTCGTCATATGTCGATGTTGCCATTTCCATAGGCTGGCCGTCAATCATGTATGTCATTTTGTCTGGCGTAATCGCACCAGAGCGTTGCATGTCCGCCATTTGACTTGGCATCATTTGCTCCATGCCATCGTCAACTTGGTATGTGCGTTTCATCTCTTGATCAGACATTGCAGCGCCAGTTCTCATACGCATATCTTCTTCAGGAGAAATCGCAGCGCCAGTTCTCATACGCATATCTTCTTCGGGAGACATTGCAGCGCCAGTTCTCATACGCATATTTGCAGAAGCTGGCATAGCGCCAATTACGCTTCCAAACATCTCGCGCTCTTTTTCTGTCATAGCGCCACCGCTTTTTAAACGCTCAAGAACCATTCTAAGGCCGTCTTCGGCTTCCTTGCTCATGTCGCCAGGTGTGATCTTTTGAACCATTTCTTGAAAAAGCATCATGTCAGGGTTCATTCGCATTTCGTCTACAGCCATATCAGCCTCCTATGTTATTCTTCATTATTTGCGCTGGGTTCTTCAACTCCAAGATCCACCGCACCTGCAAGCTCAATTTCCTTAATATACTTAGGCGGCTTGTCAGTAGTCTTATAGTACACTTCGCCCTCTACTGTCACCTTTTCTAACAACTGATTGATTGTAGCGCCAGAAGCGTATTTCCGTAGCCACTCAGGTAAGCCCGCGCCACTGCCGCCCCTGTAGTAACGCTTGAATATACTGGCAGCAACAGCCGCTCTGTCACTGCCGCCGTCACTGCCGTCGCCACTGGACGTGGTTACGGTTGTGTTATTGTCGTTGCTGGCCTGTTCTTCCATTGCCTCTACATAACTGCCTTTACTATCAATCATCGGATAATCTTCATATATATTATCCGTCGCAAACGTGGATTCTCCCTCATCGAACATATTGTTTCCGTTGGTGTCTGTGTAGATAGTGCCAATACCATCGCCATCTAAATCAACATTTCCGTCATATGAAGAACCAGGATTTGACGCTACAGCATTATCAATGGCTTCATTTACAACATATCCAACCGTTGCATTAATTGCGTCTTGCCCAGCTAAACCACCAGCTAGTTCATTCAAAACATTATTATCGTGGCCAATGTATTCACCATTCTCGTTATACCTTGGTTCTGCACCAGCCTCTAAGGCGGCTGTCTCCGCAGCCACAATAGCGCGGCGCTCCTCAATTCCGCCCTTCAGCATTAAGTCGCCTAAACTACCGCCAAAAAACGAAGCTACTCCTGATATTTCACCCAAGACGCCTGGGATCATATTTGTCGCCAAGTTTGGAAGGAACGACGCAAAGTACGCCAAATCGTTAGGCGCAATGTCATATATCATTTGCTGCTTTGCTAATGCCGCATTTTTTTCTGTTTGGCTCATACCAGTCGTGTCAATTGCCGTGCCAGTGGCCTCATTATCAGACACGCCATAAACATAATTTGATAGGCCAGTTACTCTGTTAAAAGTCTCACCGCCGCCCGTCAGATCTATTACCTTGCCGTCTTTGTCGTAGCCATACAAAGTGCCGCCCTTATAAAAAGCACTATCACCTTTCGTAAGTAAGTTAGCAAATGTTTCTCGCCATGAATTTTCAGCAACCTTTTTTTCTGGCGTAGCGTTTACGCTAGTTATGTTGGCGGCTACATCGTCCGAAGTTACAACCGCGTCAGCAGCGTCTGCCGCCGCTTGGGTAGCATGTTCTTTTCCAAATCTGTCTTTAAATATAACAGGAACAACTGATGTACCAACTGCTGGTAGTTCTGTAGTAATAATCTCACCAGTGCCTGTGACATCGTTCTCAGGATCGTCATAATAACTTGTTACGCCTACCGCATCGCCAATAGCGCCGCCTATGTCACCAAGCACCCCAAGGTTACCTTTATTATCAGATCCACCACCACTTACTAAGTCGCCTATATAACCACCGCTTCCTGAATCATCTGACCCACCGCCAGTGAAAGTATCTTTTATGCCAGTCCCAATATTGGTTGCAGCCGTTTTGACACCAGTTACAAAATTATCCCAACCGCTAGGTTCTGGATCGTTGTCAGGTTCTGAAGTAGTTGTGCCACTGTCACGGCCCCCGCCGCTATGAAACCAATAAGCAGGGACGCCATCGGGGCCAGCAAGGACGGGCGTGTCATTGCGGTAATCTTGAAGCATACCCTCTTCCTGCGGATTAATGTACGCCAACATGTGCGGCTGATTACCAATCATTGTCTGCCGTGGAACACCATTAGCCACGTTCTCTAGCGCGCCCATTCCCGTGTCAGGGTATGATACATTCGGAGCCGCAGCCATTGGGTTAATAGGGGCTTGGCTTTTCTGAACGATTACGTTCACGCGATCCATAAATGTGTTCATCATGCCCTCATTGGTGGTTGCTGCGGTGGTTGCTGTGGTTGCTGCGGTGGCTGTTGCGTAGGTGGCTGCATGGCAGCTTCTGAAATAGCACTTAGCGCGCCCATGCCCTCGCCGCTGCCCATGCGGGCCTTAATCTCCATGACCTTGTCGATCAGGTATTTGTTCATGTCCATCGGTGGCTCACCGCCCCCTGATCCACCCGCTGGTGGCGGTGGCCCGCCCTGCGTCCCGCCAGCTTGGGGTGGGCCTTCCTGCGGCAATGCCCCAAATAAATCAGGGCGCAGGCGTGGAAGCATGTCAGACACCTGATTTATTTGTCGAGGATTATAAGATTGTTGGGGGAGCATTCTTCATCGCCTCCATCTGGATCTTCGCTGCATTCTTCTCACGCTCAAGTTGTAAGTCAGCCTCTAGCTTCATTACCTTGGCCTGCATGTCGGCCTGCGCCTTGGCTGCGTCAATCTCCATGTCCTGACGGGCCTCTGCCTGCTTGATCTCAATGCTGGACTTAGCCTTGGCTTGGTCAGCCTGTATCTGGGCCTGTGTGCGGGCCTTCAGGGCCTCTGTCTCAAGCTGCGCTAGTTGCTGTGCATATTGCAGCGGATTGGCTTGCTCCTGCTGTCCTGCGCCCGCTAGTGCTTGGATCTGCTTCATCTGAGGTGCGGCCTGCACAACCTGCGCCGCGCGCTGGCTAATTAGGCGATCCATCTCTGGATCAATGCCCTCAAACTTGAAGTCTGGATCTTTAAAGTTTGGCAGTGGCGGCAGCTCCATCTGAATACTGGCCTCCATCCGCTGGCGATACAACAGCGCAACGTGTTCAGCAATGTGGGCGATCAGCACTGGCTGCATAGCAGCCGCGCCAGGATTGCCCGCCAGTGACGGATCTTGCATGAACTGCATGTGAACCGCAATGTGCGCCTCATGCTCCTGCTCTGGAAAAGCGCGAATTGGCTTGCCGTACAACACGCTCATGTTTTCGTCCACTGGATCCATCTGCACAGCCTCTTCAGGCTTCTTCAGGATCTCATCAATGTTGGGTATGCGGATCGCCTCATACATCCGCTTGTAGGCTTCGTACAGGTCGTGGAACTGCGGAGCTGACCGCGCCATTTCCAAGACAGCTTGTGCTTGCGCGATGCGCTGGGCTGTCGAGAAGATGTTAGGATCAGACACTGGAACAATGTCAATCCGATCATCGAAGTCGGCACGGTAGATAATCTCCGCAGCTCCCGCCCGCGAAAAGCTGAACTCATCAGGGAGATTTTCAGCGTTCAGCCCCGCAAGAAGTTTAAGTTCTTGGCCCTGCGCGTAGTGTAGCCGCTTGTGAATTGCGCTAAATGCCTTGGAACCTTGCTCGATCAAAGCAACCGTCGAGCCAACTGGCATGTTGGCATTAACGTCGCCAATGTTTAAGTCGGCAGTGCTGGCAAATCGCTGGCCTGCCTCAACCATAAAGCCAAGCAAGTTGAACAACGAACCTGACGGCTCCTTGAACGGCAATGGCATTATGGCTTTATTCACGTCATCGACGGTACTGTCAATGTCAACAAACTCACCTGGGCTGATCTGCATGTCGCCGCCCTGAACACGGCCACGCAGCTTAAAGCCACCCTGCATGTTCGAAAACGCCGCACTGTCGAGCAAGGCGCGCAACGATCCTGTCGCCGCCTTACCCAATCCGCCGATCATGTGATACAGGCCAAAGCCGTAAAAGCCTAAACCTGGCAGAAACTTAAACGACACGAACCAATCGCGCCGCAGCTTCAGCTCATCCTCTTCCCTCCAGTTGCGGCGAACAGCCACGACGGTCTGGGATTCATAGTCAATCGTAATCACGTATGGGATCGCAACCGCGTTGTCATCCTCATCGTCATCGTCCATTTCATTGCCGTCAATGCCGTCAAACAAATCATAGACGTGCATTTCAAGCAGTGTCATCACGTCATCGTTGCTATCGTCGTACTGATCGACGCCCTCGATTTCGCCAATCACATCGCCAGATGGATCAATGCTGTCGCCCTCGTTGTATTTGGTCGGCAGGTAATAGCCGTTCTTAACGTAGCGATTAAAGTCGTTCTTCGGCATACGGATAACGTGCGTATAGCGCGGGCTGGTGTAGAGATCCTTGCTCTCTGGGGCGACCACGAAATCTTCGGCTTTTACGAACTGGCTGCACTGCCGATCCATATTGGCGTCCCACCATACCTTTTTGAAGGTATGACCGATCAACGGTAGGTGAAATAGCATTTGATCCAGATCGGGGAAGAACTCAGGCATTTCTTGCGTGATTTGGAAATTCATGTATTCGCGGACGCGCTTTGCCTGATCCTCTAACTTCGGATCTGGCGTACCCAAAATCACCGACTTAACTGGGCCTCCTGATGGGTACAGCTCTGCAATTGCACGGGCATTAAACTGTGTAGCTGCTTCAGCTATCAAAGGGTGTACAACCACGGACAAGCCGCGTGTGCCGCGCTCTGAATCGCCATCGTCTAAGCCGCCGTCTGGATCTAGGGTACGCAGGCCGTCCTTGTAGCGTTCCTCCCAGTCTGCGCGGGCAGCGCGGTCATTCTCATAAAAGCTGACCAGCTCCTGCGCCTTTCGGTTCAGCTCTTTGTCGCCAATTGTCTCTGCAAGGTTGATGTCGAACTGGGCGTCATCGATCTCTTCTTGCATGTCTAGCTCTGGATCACCGATCAGAACATCGCCATCGGGAAGCTCTTCGACCATCAGGTCATCGGATGGCGCGCCTTCAGCAAACGGGATCACTACATTCGGGTCAGCCATACATTGTCATCCTTCGCGGTTCTACAATTTCATCTTCTTCTGGGTCAGTGCTGTGTTCTAGGAACCAACCTTTTCTTAATCTTAACCAGGCCTGCGTGGTACAATCTACCACGTCATCGTTGGGGTGTGCTGGGAATGCACTTATTATTTCTATTAACTCTTTAGCCCACTTCTTGTCACTTGGGTAGTATATTCTGCCATCTTCCAGCAATGCGGAGCTGGCATGCGCTCTGGCAATCTTATCACGGTCTGGTGAATAGGCCAAGACTGGGACGCCCGCCATACGCAAATCTTGAAGCAGCGACTGCCCTGACGCCTTCTTCTCTATCAAAACAGTGTCAGGCTCCCATTCGTCGTAAGCCTCCTGCGCCAGTTTACGCAGATCTGGGTAGGACGGCTTGCCCCAGTAAGCCTCAAGCACAATGGCGCACATTGCGCCCTTATGGCGAAACACGCCCCAAGTTGTTCTGGCGCTGAAGCTAGAACTTTCCTTGCCCTCAAACGCGGTATCCCATGACTGCAAAACATATTCGACTTGGGGCAGATCGCCGTCCCACGGAACCCACCAGCTTGCCTTGAGTATCCCGCCGCCCTTGGGGCTGGGTCGCTGCTGTAGCTGCCCAGCCGCTGCGTAAGAGCCAAGGCTGCGCTCCAAGGTCGATAGCTCCTTCTCGCCAAACCGTGCGGGCCACAGCAGTTCGCCCTCCTTGGTGCGCGGATCTGTGAAGCCAAGGGGTGAGCGTGACGGCGTAGGATGACCTATTTCGTATCTCGCTGGCAGGCATAAGTGTGACCACTCGTCGCCCATTTCTTGACACAGGTGCCCGGTTAGGTCGTTTTCGTGGACGCGCTGCATGATGAGAATGAAGCTCGATGTCTTGGGGTCGTTAAGGCGTGTCTGCATAGCTTGATCCCACCACTCTAGGACGCCTTCACGCACCTTGGAGCTGTCAGTGTCTGTGACGTTGTGTGGATCATCGATACAGATGATGTCGCCACCGTCACCAGTCAATGCGCCGCCTACAGATGTCGAAATTCGATAACCTGACTTATCATTTTCAAATCTTTGTTTCTGATTCTGATCATCGGTTAGCTGGAACTTGTCGCCAAAGTGGGATTGATACCACGGGCTATCGATCAACCGCCTGCACTTTGTACCATCCCTGATCGACAAGCTAGATGCATAAGATGCAAATAAGAACTTTTTACTTGGATCTCTGCTCCAAACCCAAGCAGGCAGTGCAACCGCCACGCTGATTGACTTGGAGTGTCTGGGAGGCACGTTTATGATCAAGTGGCGGATGTCGCCCTCGACCACTGCCTGGAGATGATCTGATATGGCATCTAAATGCCAATTGTCTTGGTAGTCTACCCCTGGCTCAATCGTCGGCCAAGCTGCCTTCGTAAACGCCTTCAATGACCTGCGGTACTTTTCTGCCCTGACCTGCTCCAGTGTTAGATTGGATAAAAGCGTGTTCAATTGCTGCGAGTTCATCTGTACCAATCCTTGTCAGGTCGAGGGTTATTGTACGATCCTCGTGAATTTTTGTTTCTGTTTTATCTACCCAGCCTGCGCGGTTCTTTAGGTAGAAGATGATAGACGGCACGTTGCGATCCACAGTGGCATTTTCAAAGAGCGCGTTGGTAACTTGCTCTATTCCGCTGGCCTCA